TAAGGTAGGTCTGACGAGATGACTATGGGGCTAAAAGCCCAAGAGAGCATAGGAAGAAAGGTTAGCTGCTAACCGCCTACCACAGAACCAGCGAATCATTAGACGTCAGGAGTGGGTTAAATCCCCACAAGTATGGACAAGGAAGAGACAGCCCCCATACTCGCGCTCCCTAACAAGAGCAACCGTCACTTGATGATGAGCATCAAAGAGTCCTTTAAAAAGGTGGTATGATGCCTTAGCCCTAGAATGCTAAAACCAATACAGGGCACAGTCAAGAACATTGAGGATATAGAGTAGTACAGGGTGACCCTCTACTCAGACACCGAAGAATAAACTTCTGCCTAACCTCCTGTCTCCATTGTGTTCTCCTTTTGTAAGGGAACACTCTATCCAAATGTTCCTCTGCTTTTACCCTCTCTCCACTACTATATATTGTGTCTCTATCGCTAAATTTACTAGATGTTGTATTTTGTGCTATATCTTCTTGGAAAATTATATTATAGTGGTAAGTGTGTTAAGACCAAGGAAATAAGCATGCTTTTTGTCAACTTTTCCCATCTTGGCGCGTGGTCGCCTGCTGTATTTCCAGATAGAACAAGCCCGATCTTGACTTGACAAAATATTTGACAAAATACCACTCTTGGACATTCTGCAACTAATACGCGAATCGATTCGAATCGACTCAACCTTGTATAATTCTGTGGCAAATCTTGACAAAAAACGAATCGCTTGGAGTGGTAATATAATACCTCATCATGACTCAACTTTTAAGTGTGGAGTGAAAAACGAATCGAGCGAGAGTTGATTCGGCGTTCTCTTACTTTTTAATTCCGGACTATTAAAAAATTACAACTTACACGATAGAAAACAACAAAAAATACTCTTATAAGTAGTTGAAAAATCTTAATAAATGGTAAATAAAGAAAAAAATGCGTTCCGGCGTGTTTTTTTTAATTTTTTCTCTTGACATTTTACTTATATGGTGATATATTAAAATCAGAAAAGGCGAGAGGCCGATTCGTAACAAGAAAAAATAAAAAGGATGGAAACAATGAAAAAAACAGTGTTATATGTTGGATTGAATGACAAGGATTCAAAATTGCCGGTGATGGATATCTTACCGGCACGGGATTTAATTGCTCGACTCTTATTAAATGCGGGCATCGGAGGCGCCACTATCTCGGAGGCCGTGGGGATTTATACACACGAAAACGGCGCCGGCGTGGTGATTGAGAAAACAATCCGCGCGGAGTTATTAGAGGCGCCCGCCGAAAAAATCAAAATGGCCGTGGCCGATATTAAAAAAACATTGAATCAAGAGTCAATCCTGGTGGAAAATACCACTATTGATGCCGATTTTGTATAAATAAAAGGAGGATGAAAACATGAAAAAACAATACACAATTTTCTTTGATAATAATTTTTTATATGAATGCCGGAGTAACTGGACGCGGGACGGGTTTTCTCATACTTGCATAGTATCCCGCCGGGATGGTGGCGAACGCGTTGGCCGGTGGCGTTGCAAGTATTACAATAGGACATGGGAGTCATATAGATTCGAGTCCGTGATAAACAACGCCCGCCGGGCGCTTGGAGTATCCACGGAAAAAAGGCCGACTCTTTATTATGGCGCAATATAACGGACAAGGGGGCAATCCCGCCCCCTCATCCTATGAGGGCCCGACTCCGCTTGAGTCCTCATACGATGGGAAAAAATCCCGGAGGCCGTGGCGCTTGCGCGGTATGAATAGCAAGCTAAAAAAAAGGATGGATACAATGAAAAATATATTTGTAATTGTGGCGCTTGTTTTATGCTTGGCCGGTGGCCTTACAAAATGCGCCGAATGGCAAGCCGAAAATGACAAGAAAGCGCTTGAATCGTGTAAGATGATTCACAGTGATGAACAATGCCGGGCATGGATTGGCCGGGGATATTAAAAAGGGGGAAAAAATGACAATGGAAAAGATGCAATTTTTATGCGAAAAAATACTTGAAAAAAGCGCCGGGGACTATTGGCGCGGGTTGGAGGTAATACAAACAAGTGCCGACTCTTTTTTCGCGCTTGGTGATTGGAAAAATGCGCAAAAAATGGATCGCTTGGCGCGATTCTTTCGGTTGTATTTTAACTTTTAAAATGCGCCGGAGTGATGCGGGGGCAATCCATCCGCCCCCCCATCTTCAAAAGCTCCCTAAAAAAATAGAGAGTTTTTGATGATGGATAATCCATCAAAGGCAATGGGCAAGCCGAAAATTGCCAAAGAAAAGGAAAAAACAAAATGAAAAAATACGAATTAGCAACTATTGACGGGCGCAAGTCATTTTATGGCAAAGCCTATGTATTAGAGGAAGACGGCGAGCAAGTGCTTTATTCATACGATACAAAAATCTTGACACGCAAGCAAGATGAAACAATGATTCGCCATTGGGATGATTGGTCATTGACTACCGGACGGCATGTCAAGGCCTTTTGTGGCCTGGATAAATCCGGATTTTTGGCCGTGCCTATGGAAAAATAAAATAGAGAGTTTTTGAAAATAAAATAGAGAGTTTTTGAAAATAAAATAGAGAGTTTTTGAAAGGAGTAAAAAATGATTTATACAAAAGAAGATTCTTTGTGGGCCTTCCCATTTTGGAGCGGCGCAATCCACAACGCAGAAAAATTGACAAGCGAAGAAATGGAACAAGTGGAAGCAAAATTGCCGGAGTTATTAGGCCTTGACTTCTGTTCTATCCCTAGGGATGTGGATATAAATGACCTGTTTTGGCACGATTTTGATGCAGTATGCAAGGCAATAGGCCTTGACCCTAAAGAAGTCGAGTCAAGGGAATAAAAACAATTTTTGAAAGGAAAAACAATGACGCAATTTAACTATACTTTTTTGGTGTGTAAAAAAACCATATTTGAAGTGAATAATGCAGAAATAGCAAACAATCCATACTTTGCAACCAGCGCAGCGGTATTTAATAATACAAACACAGATTTTAATAGGTGTGGCCAGTGTCAAGATGATACACTCCCACCAGGACCAGCAAGAGACTTTTGGCAGAAGTGGGATGTATTACACCTTGCACACCTGAACTTAAATCAAGAGGAAGAAATCTTGCAAGATATTGAAGCATTGAAGTTAAAATACAAGTGGATTCCCTCTTGTTCGTTTAGTGAGCAACAAAAATTAGTCAGAAATAAATAGAGAGATTTTGAAAGGAGTATAAAATGATAAAATTAAACCAACATTTTTTAAAACAATCCATTGCCGTGCAGAAAAATGCACGCAGTATGGTGAGACAACAATATGCTTGTGTATTTGTTGAGGATGTAGACACAGACGAAGGCCCGCAGCGGAAATACTATTGCGCGGATGGTCATGTGCTGTTGTTCTACCGGGAACGAATCGAGGAAAAACAATTTAAAAAACCAGTATCTTTTTCCTTTGATAAACTTCCAAAAACAAAATGCGAACACTATGCTATGGAACTTATTGCAGATAGAGGCCTGGCGGAAATCGTATCAAACGACAGGATGGCCATTGAATATAATGACCCAGAGCATACCAGAGAGGACTGTATTGAGAGCATCAAGCGAATCCTGTGTGAAAAAGAAATAAAGGATTTTCAGCAGGCCAACATGTTTACACTGTTTAGCGATACAGTTATTAAAGTGGTCAAGGACTTTCTTGGCGTTGGATTGTATTGCACATTGCCGAAGGTGAAGTGGCCTGATAGCAATACAGGTCCAGTGTTTTGGCACAACTCTGATTATTCTATGGTCGCTATTGCTATGCCTATGAAGTGTGAGAAATAACATGACAGGAACAAGCAAATACTATTACAGACAGAAAGCCTACTTGGCTAACTATGAACGCAACCAAAGAGAACGAGGATTAAAACGCTGTGCTATATGGCTTAAACCTGAGCAGTGGGCCGTTGTCCTTGCCTTTGCAAATCAAGTAAGGAAGTTAAGATACCCTGAAAAGATTGTTGGCCTTGATGTATCATCAGACCACAAGACCTTCAAAATTGTTATGAAAGACAGTGTCAAACAAACAGATGAGGAGTTTTTTAATAAGAATAGACCCAAAGACTATTCTGATATACCATTTTATGAACCAGAAAAATAGAGAGATTTTAATAATAAAAAGGGGAGCCAGCCACAAGCTCCCCTCCAACCGTTGTTTTACGAAAGGATACACTATGGATAACAAACCAACCGTTTAGTGTATTTTTATTTATACCACATAAAAAATGTATTGTCAAATGATAGGTAAAAAAGAGAGAGAAGCCAACGCCTCTCTCTCCTTTGTTGTTGTCCGATAAATTAGACTAAAACTAATGAAAAACTTCCATAGGGAACACTAGTAATACTGCCCGAAGCCCAAGCATTCATCGTTTTGACCCAACAACTGGCCATAAAAGGAGGTGGGCAGATAGTTTATCGGTGGATGCACCACCAAATCTTTTTCCATTCACAATCATCTGAACTTGATTGATAGTTTTTACAATTATTATACTCTTTTTCACATAATAAAATAGAGGATTTTTCCTGGCTAACAAACTTATCAGAAAAATAGATAGTTATCAGACCATAGACACATAATGAAAATAAAATAACGAATGTGTATTTCATCTTAATCCCAATCCTTAACAAAAATTAAACTTAAAATAAAACCAATTAGCAGCGTAAAAAAAATAAATGGGAACACCACCATTAAAACTATTCCTACTGGATTAAGAAAAAGAATTAGCATTGCTAACCAAAAGTTTTTCCAAGTAAAATAAAAATACATTTTTACCTCACTAAATCAGCTGTGTCTGCGTGTTCTTTAATCAACTTCCCAATATATTCTTTGAACCCCGGATAAATAACTAAACGCTCTATGAACTCATCCGGCGTCATATCTTGCTTAAAACCTTCCCTAAAACAATTCTCACTCTCTTCTGTGATATAATCACCACTTGATACATAAGTGTCGCCATAGGCTTCATAATCTCTTGTTGTTTGGAAGTCAGCATGGTCTAACGCATTGCACCATTCCTCTTCTAAACACTCTAAAATAACATCGTTAATGTCTTCTAATAATTCTTGTTTCTTATTCATAGTTTTGCTCCTTTTAATTGTTATTCAAAGTCCTTCTTGTCCTTTGATAACAACACTATACCACAAAATTAAATAAATGTCAAGAACTTTTTTAAATTATTTTAGCCTACGCCAGATAAACCCATGTTTCTTTTGTAAATCAGAACAGATACGACCAAGCAAATCATTGTCTCCGGCAGTAAGTTGTTCTAAACTAATAACCGTTTCAATAGCATTGATAGCACCGATAATAAGCTGGTCTAATGCTGTGAAAGCAAGTTTCATATCGTCTGTCACTTCTGGAATAAGCTCAACAGCATCTTCTAATAATCTTGTTTGTTGTGGGGCATCTTCTTCTTTTCCAAGATAGAAGTTTTCATTGATGTCGTCCATTAAATCTTCAAGGCCGTCATGGATTCGGTCAGCCAATAAATGGTCTCCCCAAAACTTATCTCCGGCTGTATGATAATGAATATCTTTTGCAGTGTGAGCAATAGCAACTAAATAAACTAATACTTTAAACATTTACACCTCCAATATAAATGTAATTATACATAATCTATTTGTTTTCGTCAACTGGGTTTATATTTTCAAAGAATAGCCGCCCATCAGTAAGTGGAGAATGAATAAACCAACTTGTATTATACCAACAAGCTCCTTTCCCGTTATAGTCCACTCGTTTATCAAGAACAACCACACCGATTCCATTGTCAGTAAAGAGTTTGTTTCTACGCTCTCCCTCTAACGCAGTTAAAGGTAATAATAAAGCAAAGGGTTTCTTTAGCTCATAACATCTCTTTATAATCTTGTCTTTAATAGAGAATGGTGGGTTGGTAATAATCATATCATAATTAAATGTAAGTTCAAAGTTAAGAAAATCACAATCATCATCAATATGTGAAGTGTGAACATCAAACCCCATAGAAGACATAACTTGAGCAATCTTGCTATCTTCTTTATCGCAAGGACACCAAATGGTCTTTACATCTCTAGGAATGTATTTTAATATAGGAGTTATAGCATAGTTTGGAGTAAATAACTCGTCAAACGTCTTGTGATTCTTTAATGGTTCCTTCATTTATCATCTCCTATCTCTAATCCAACAATAAAACCTAAAATAAAACCAGACGTCATCAAAAAAATAATATCAAATATCATTTCACACCCCCCCTTTTCAATTTCTTTTCCAAAGACTTCGTTATTTTTTTACGCCAACGTTCAAATTCTTTTGACGGTTTTTTATTCGTGTAAATCTTTTCTCCTGCAATACCATATTTTACTTGATATTCTTCGGCATTTTCATCGTTTATTGTAAAGTCGTATGTTCTAAAATTAGCAATAATCTCGTTTGCCTCATTCAGTTGTTCCTGCAAGCGTTCTATCTCCTTTGCCCTTTCAATCAACAAATAATTCATATGCTGATAAGATTCAGTTGTGATTGTGATATATTCGTCTTGCTTCATTTTACCTCCTTTAATTTCTTAACCGCTTCTTCAATTTCCAATACTGGCAAGCCAACCGTTTCCAAAGAACAGAACAATCCACAGTCTGGCATTTTCAAATCCTCGTGATTGCCCCAATCTTCTTTTAGTTCTGCCAAGTAAAGCGGCTTACCGTCTTTTTTTAATACTGTGTGGTGAGTTTCCTGTTCCACCTTTGATGTTTCATTAAACACTTCTGGAAAGTTTTTCCGAATCTTATTCCAATACCCCATACCACCCTTAAAACAACCAATACAGTTGTTGTTGTGATAGCCAAGCCGATACATTGTTGGCATTTCAATTCCGTGTTTTTTCAATTCCAACAAGCAATCTTGTTTATTCCACCTTTTTTCTATCAAAGGGAACACAACATCCTTTGTTTGTTGTTCTTTCCAACGCAATGCTCGATTTACCTCGTGTAGATTATATTCAAACCCAAAAACGTGTATCACTTTCTCGCCATCATATAATGGCATAATCTGTTTCTGTCTTACTTCTTTTTTAAGGTATTTTGTGCAAGGACTTCCGTATGGCGTGCTGAACAGTTCTTTCTTTGCTATGTCCAATGGGCATTTCCATTTCTTGCTTTGTGCAATCTTGATTTCCTTGCCATACCAATCTTGACATTGTTTCAAAAAGCGTGCATTGTCTGGATGGCTTGCCCCTGTTTCAATGTACCACAAATCCACATTGTCTTTGCCATACATATCAATGGCAAGTTTGCAAGCAACTGCAGAAGTAGAGCCACAACTAAACCATCCAAGATATTTCATTTTGCCTCCTTTTTCTTTTCATAACAAAAACTAAATCCCAAATCAATCCAATGCAAAAAAATCCATAGAGACCAAAACTTGTCACACCTATGATTTTGCAACTTAAATCCTATCATCCTTTCTGCGTTTATTCCACTTCTATAAGTAAAGTGTATTGACCTTCCACTTTTGAAGTAATGCTTTTTCATAATGTATTTACCATATATCATTTTACCTCCTCAATTTCTTTTAGGGCATTCTCTGCTGTGACACAAGTCATCCACTCTGTTGGCTTACAATTTGCATATTGTTCCAACGCCTTTGTGGCTATGGCAAGTTTCTTTTCTAGTTGCTTTTTTTCTGCCAGTAATCCATCACACTCCATAACAAGCCGAGTATGGTCTTGTAGTAAATCCTTGTTGTATTGCTCTAGTTCATCATTGATTTCCTTGCCCTCGTTATGAGCCATTTCCAACGCCTCGTTATCAAACTCAAGGCGACCAACCTTTTGTGTTAGTTCCTTATACTCATCATAACTAGGAACAGGTGCTAGGACTTCACTCTTGAAAACAATATTCCAGCTAGCATCTTTTATTCCGTTCTCTGTATAAAACCATCTGTTTTCAGTTAGTGTCTTTGTCATTCTTCGCCTCCCCATTGTTCTGTAAGTGATTTAGTCATTGTCTGCCTCCTCATTAAAGCTACGTTCTATTCTTCCGTCTGTAAGTATTGCCTGTTTTGCAAGTTCTGTAATGCTCATTAGTTTTGTAAAGCAATCAAACAAAAAATCATACTTTGCTTGCAACATCTTATAAGAATTTGACGACATAGCCATATGTTCAAATTGTTCTTTGCTATCAAATTCAATATATGGGCAATCAAAATCTGTTGTTCTTTCTTCAACATAACAAAGCGGTGCCATTTTTGCTACTCTATATTTCATTTATTCTCCTTTACAATAAAAACATAAATATATAACAAAAGCATATAAAATAACCCAAAAGATAAAATGCTTTTTTATACCAGTACTCTAGTCTGTCTTGGCAAATTATAACAGTAACCATTCCATAAACATACCAAAACGCCCAACAGATAAATACATCTTTCATTCTTCCTCCTTTAACCATTATCAAATGGGTTATCGTAGGGATATTCAATACAATCAATATCGTCAATTTCGCCCATATCCCTTTGAAGATTTAATTGTTTTTGCCCCATATCTGCTTGAACTTCATTTGTTAAAACACAAATCTTTTCAAATAGTTTTTTATATTTAAGCAAACTTTCAAAGTCCTCGTGTTCTTCAAGTTGATTAAAAATTCTTCTAACACGTTCACAAGCAACAGCAAAATCCTCTCCTTTCCATTCGTCTTTATCTTTAATTCTATCTGTATCATCAGTATTTATGCCAAGGTAAATGCTAAATCTACCAAAACCACCAATTCTTTCTTTTATTTCCATTTTATTCCTCCTTTCAAAATTGGTAGGGGGTGGCTTATAATTGTTACAGAAAGGGTCACCCCCTAGTGTGTGTCTTAGGGAAAACTGACTAGACCGACACACACGTCTCGTTATTTGGTTCTTTGATTAAAACATATCTACCGTGTTGTCCTTGTGTAAAGGTGTTATCTTCCATAATTGTTTTAATATCAAAGCCCTTCTGACGCAAATCATAAATCTTTGCACTCAGTCTTGTTATTCTAAACAACCAGAATGCTTTCATACTGGTAATACCCTTCTTTTTCTTCCTTAAATAATTCAGAACGATTTGAACTTGTGATTTTTTATTTCCCATATTTACCTCCTTCCTTAATTAAAATCTGGGATTGCGTCCTTCTCTGTCTTTTCTTCTAACAGAGAAATGATTTCGTTGGCTTCTTTTTCATAGCCCAATCCATGTATCTTGTTAGCAAACCGAGCAATAGTCTGTTGGTCTGCATCACCATCTACATACTTTGTGTGCTTAGCAATGCTACGCTTGCACTCCTCAACCTTCTTACGCACAATCTCATCATTCTTTGTTGTGTCTACACTAGCATGTTCATCTTTTTTAGGTTTTTCTAGTTTTCCATGGTCGTTAGTTGCATCAGCATCCTTTGTGTCATCAATGCACAACAAACCATTCAAAGCATATTTTCGGGCATAGGAACTTGCAGCACCAGTAATTTGGCTAGCATCCATCCCTTTCTTTGTTTCTTCTTCCCTAGCGTATGCACAGTTAATAATCTTATCTGTGCCATCAGTGATGACAGCTTCTGCTTTAACATAGTATCTATTGCCAAGCATTACCATTTCATCGCTAATAGTTAATATAAGTCCGTTCTCAGCAAGTAATGGTTTAACTGCTTCCAAAATATCTTCACAAGAACGATAGTTATAACCACCGAAGTTGTTCCTCTGATTCTTTGGAGCTTTCAATGTTGATTGAATTTTAATAAGTTTTTCTAATAAATTGTTCATAGTCAGTTCTCCTTTCTCTCTATTTGAACATAACTACTATATCACAATTTTTTGTAAATGTCAAGAACTTTTTTTAAGATTTTTTCTTTTTCTTTTATTTTTCTGACATCCGGCTGCGATATAATCCAAAACTCTATCATATTCTTCAACAAAGCTAATGCTTGATGGGTCTTTACCACCTTCAATATGTGATAAGTAATGGTAACTATATCCGGTCATACGAGCCATTAACTGTAATCCGACCTTTGCCTTCTTACGTTTTTCTCTATAAATCTTAGATGTTTCTTTTTCCTCTTGTGTTGGTTTTCTACTTCCGTACATTTTCTTTCCTTTCAAAATTAGGTGGGGTCACATGGTAACGATAGGAGATTTTATGTTAGGAATATATGTGTGACCCCATAGGTGGCGTGTCTGGTTAATTTAACATAAAGAACAAGATAAGTCGTTAATATATGACACGCCATAAGCTCAGTTAAAAATATCTTCTACATTGTCGTAGTTAAAATCATCTTCCTTTTTAGTTTCTTTTTTTGCATCCGCAAACATTGTTGATAAGCCAATAGAATCGACTATCACTTCAGGCCGAGAGAACTTCTTACCATCTTTCTCCCAAGTATCCACCGACAAACGTCCAACAACATCTTGCAGTTCACTTGATTGTTGAACTCTACCAAAGTATTTGCAATCAACAAAGCCATACTTTGATTTACCTTCTTTATCTTTTCCGGTATAAATACTTAAACCGAATCGACTAACAGTCTTTCCTGTTGTGGTAGTTGTTTCTTTAATGTTGTATATTCTACCTGTTAATTCTACTTTATTCATGCTTTTTTTCCTTTCCAAAAATTCTATTAAATTGCTCTTCAGTAAAACCCATAGTAACAGATGTTGCTTCAGAGCAGGTAATATCACCAACAGATGTTTTTCTGTCTTTAATCTGGTTCTGCATCCTTTCCCAGACTTCCGGTGTTACATACCTTGTTTTTGTGCCTTCCTTAATCGCTATTAACTTACTCATATTGCTATTATACCACAACTTTATTTTAATGTCAAACAGAAATTTCAACACGGGGGTTATCTTTGTCTACCTCGTATGGTTCAAAACATGGGATTAGTTCGTCAGCATTGTCGTCTTCTATCCATCCACACTTTACCATAAGGTCACACAGACCTTGAAAGATATTCAGATAGTCAAACTTCCTCTTTGTTTTGCGATATACCTTAAAAACGATTTTAAGAGGCCTAGGAAGTGGTTCTATCTCTCTAAGCCACTTTGCCCTGTTCAAAACTAATTGTTGCTCTATGGGCTTTACAGACGCCATATACTGCTTACTTGCAATTAAAGCCATTCTATCGCCAAACCTTACGATTCGTTTTGAGTTCTTTGAGCTGTATAATTCACCATAAATTGTAATTGGCATTTAGCACCTTTCTCTTAATCACAACTATTTTATAATTTTTTTCTTGACTTGTCAAATAATGGAGTTTAGACTATTAGTGTAGGAGGAGTAAAAATGCCAAAGAAAAAAGCCCCAACAAACTTAGTAGATAAGGTGAGACAACAGGTTCTAAAGGAATTTACAAGAGTTCCAGGAGAAGATTACGAGGAATGGTGTGAGTTCATTAGATACGAAGTAGATGCAAGGTTACAGGAGATACAAGAACAGCGAATATCTTTTTATAAAACAAATGGAAAACCATTGATTTGATTTTATATCAAAATTTGGTATAATGATTATGTCCGGTATTCTCAGATTGTATCGGAAAAAAAAGAGCGCACCCTTTACCTTTCTCTCCTCTTTTTCTGCTCCATTGTTTAATGCTTTCCAATGGGGCTTTTTTATTCCCTAATAAAGAAAAGTAATATAAAAGAAATTAACCTTTATATATTCTTAGTAGTGCTGTGGATAATGTGGATAACTTTTTGTTGACATTTCTATCTGTTTGTGGTATATAAAACAAAAAGGAGGTAATATGTTAGATTTAATAAAGATGGGAGACATTGTTTGTTTTTGCACACATAATCAAATCAAGATAGGGAAGGTTGTAGGTGTAGCTCCTTCATGTAAGGAATACACTATCATTCCTATAAAAGGGAATCGTTCATACAAAAGAAAAGCAAACGAAATGCTCACTGCACGCCGTTTGCTTAGAATATCTGAAAATGCTCAATATATTAAATAATTGGTAACATCATCTTAATCCTCTTTCTAGTTTTTCCTGTCGCATTTGTAGTTCCATACAATGAACACCCAAAAGAGCTCTTTCGTGTACTGTTCCTTCGTTTCTCATTTCGTGATATGCTTTGCGTATTTTCTTCAATTTTTCAATTTTTTCTTTCTTTTCTTGCTCTGTCATCTTAGGTCCTTTCTTTTTGAGCTTGTTTATACATACGTTCTGCAACTATAGCGTTGCTTATTACCCTATCTTTAGGGTTATCCATCTTGATAACATAATCAAGATACCTCATACGGACATTCTTCAGGTGGCGTATTTTGGCTTCCTGAAGCTGTCTGTAGATATCTCCAATATTAATAACTTGTATTTCACGACCAAATTTATTCTTCATAGATAAATTCCCCTGTTCCACCATTTGTTAAGAACTTCCTATTTATTAAATCATACATACCTGGCTTGTTATCATAAGTCCTTAATGCAGGAATTAAGTGTGCAATAATTCTTCCATTGTTATCGTATTGCTTACAACTTCTTACCTGCCAAGTGTTGTCTGTTAAAGTTGATGTTGTCTGAACATTAAACAACCTAGAAGTTCTGCCTGCTGTAAAATCTGTAACAGACAAAGAACCATAACTAACTCCGTCAATAGAGTATGTTTTATTTTCAACCTTATGTGTATGCCACTTTCCATCATAGGCAGATACAGTTGTGTCTTTATTGGTATTTTCTAAACCAAGTCTATATGTGTTATTTCCTGATGTAACCACAAGAAGGTATCTAGTATTTTGGGCAGGAGCATCACCAAACAAATATCTTCCGACTCCTTGTGTTGTTGATGTTTGTCTTGCTTCTATTTCCACACCATAATCAGAGTTCATATAGATGCCTGTATCAACCCATTGTGAACCTGTTGATTCAAGATAGTTAAGAGGAATAAACCCATAAGGCAATTCATTACCCATTTGATACCCAATCATACTGTCACCAGGCGTTAATTCTTCTGGAGATGAAACTGCATCAATCAATGTGTGAGTAATTGTTTCTAAAAATTTACAAACCTTATTTCCAGTTTCAACAGGAACCCAATTTAAGAGTAATTGGTTTGTTGTCCTATCATAACACCTGTTCCCATATAACCACATTTTCCCAGTATAACTAGAATGTAAGCCAATCAAATTATATGCAGTTGATGTGTTAAATGCCGAGGTCGCTGTACGGGACATTGTTTGTCCATCAACATCCAAAGTTAGGATACCTTTACTATTGCCTAAACTATTACTATCAAGGAATATTGTCCTTCTTAATCTTGCATCCAAATAAATCCAATACGATGTGCTTGATGTATGAAGCATATAAGCATCTGCTGTGGCTGAAACTCCCCAGTAGTTTGCAGCACCAGTTGTTGAACCGAGCAAGATTTGACTATTGTTATTGCCTGCTGCTTTCATATCAGTTTCCCATTTATGTGCAGCAAAGGTAGTTCCTAATGTTTTAAATGAACTAGGATAGCCACCGTAAATATACCCGACAGAATGGATTTCATCTCCCCATGTCATGTCTTGAGTATTCTGACCCTCATTGTCCATAATAAAGTGGTTTGTTCTATCAAAGAAGAACCCGACATTGTTTTCATCGTGTGCTGGCACACAATAACGATAATCTTCTCGGCTGTATGTGTTTAACAAATTGACAACATAGAACTTCCCCTTAAAAGCAGATTGGAATAAATTAGTTGATTCTGTGTAGCAGTTGCCAATATAAAATGGTTTTGGATGCGTAAAATCAACCACCGTATTTGTAGTCAGAACCTGACCGTTCACATTTGAATAGTTACCTGTTGCTTCTAATGTAATCTTTTCAGTAGAAGCTGTAAAGTTATAGCGAGCAGCTACTCCACCAGCTCTCATAGGCCAGTCAAGTCTTAAATAACCATAAGGGCTTCCTGAAACAACTGGTCCAATATACATAGCACAGCTTTCTTCATATCCCTGTAGTTTTCTGACCCCAAATGGGAATGTTTCCAATGAGTTTGGCGTAATTTCAAATGTTGCCTTTAATGTCGTGGATAATTCATTTGGCAAGAATCCAGTATTGAATCGTTGTGTTCCTGTTAGATTTATCCACTCAACTTCTGTAATATGACGGCCAGAATTAAAATTACCTACACCATCATTATAATATAATTTTCCATCTACCTGCTCATACATACATGGGATATTTTCCTTATCTAAGCAAGCAACATATCTGCGATTTATCGTTCCGTGTTTTATTTCTAATTGATGTAGCTTAAAACCACCATCAAAGGTAGAAATTTGGCTTCTATAATCAGTGAACATACGAAGTGTCCTTATTGAAGTAGGAGTACCATAACGATAAAAATAACCTGTATCTGTTGCACTTACAGAACCATTTAATGCTTCAAACCCCATTTCATAATTCACTCTATGGTCCGCATCATTTAATGGAATATACTTTACCCATATCTTTGTTGGAACATTTAACGGAATTGGTGTAGATGCGTCTGTATAAAAAGACCTAGCAATATATGAAGGGTCAATAGATGTAGAAGCAGTTATATAAATCCTAAGTCTGTTCTCATCAGTTACTTCAATGAAGTTCGTTAAATTACCAGAATAGTTACCAATCACGATTATTCTGTTGTTGGAAGTTTTAGTAATCGTGGCTGTCATTTCAAACGGCACATCCCAACTAGGTAAAATTCCTGTATTAATATAAGGATTTATAGAATTTGCTTGACTAAAAGGATTTTCTAGCCATTCAACTTCTGTCAACCAAGGTTCATATGTGGTCGTAAATAAACAAGATAACAACCTTTTTTTCAAGCTCATACTACACCTCTTTATAGTTGATTATGATTTTATCTTCTTCCTCTGTATATTCTGGTGTGTATTCTTTTTCAGCATCCTGTGGAGCATTATCTACAATTAGCTTATATCCAGCGTGTATATAGTTTTCTGGTTTAGGATTGGTAACAACCATATCTCCATCAATAATAGCAACTGTGCTTGCGTATTTTAATTCCCCATTTTCTAGCTTACCATACATATTACGCTCCTTTTGCGAACAAAATAACATTAACACCATCGCTTAGCACAAATAACTGATAGCGTTTATTAGCTACTGGAACAAATGTTTTAATGCCACCAATAACTTGAACATCATCACAGCCATCATAAACCTTAAATGTGTTTGGATAGGTTAGTGTTGTAGCTGTCGTACCAGAACTAAAGTTTACTTGGCACATATATCTTTCATCAACCGTAGGTGTTGATAATGTGAGAGCTGTTATATCTTCTGTGTTGTTATACAAACACTTATCATCCAAAGGAATTGTATCACCTGAAGCATAAGCAGTTACTGCACCAAAAGTACTATCTTTATAAATAGCAGGAGAAATCAATCTGTTTGTTGTATTCGTACCTGCAGTCAAAAGGGCAAATGTGCTTGAGTTATATGTTGTATTTGTATCAACTCCGTGACCCATAAACACCCAGTTTGAACCATCAAATAAAAACCAACTAGGACAGGCATTGTTCCAAACGATACTATCGGTTGATGTCGTAATCGCAGCACCATTGTACAACATAGGATAAGCGTCAAAACTGTTGAGCTTCAATGTTGAGTTAGCAACCGTTGATGTTGTTGATGGTTTAACAATAATTAATTGACCTGCATTTAACGTAGTAATAGAAGGAATACTAACTTCTTTTTGAACAGTAGCAGCGGCTGTTGTAGATGTTCCATAAATGTTAAATGCACTTGCACCTAACCAATCTCTAGCAGCTTGTTTTTCTGCGTCTGTTAATGTATTTGCGTTTGATGTTACACTTGTCTTAACTGCTAAATCTAAGTTGGCTGGCACAATGGGTCTATTTATCTGTGTTTTTGCTGCTATATCTGCATCTGTAGCACGTCTTGTTTGTATTGTACCAGAAGTGGATAACATAATACCTGATGAATCACTGCTCAACTTTACTAGTCCATAATCCCCAGACATTTGGGCAATAGGAATAGCAGCTATACCACTTGATACTATACTTGTTCCGTTTATAGTTACATCTTTTAATGCTCCAAGCCAATCGCAAGCATTTGATTTTTCGGTTGTTGTCAGCGTTAAACCATTGTAAGCAATTCCTCGGACGGTCGCATAATCCAAGTTTGAAGAAACAACAGGTCTGTTGGCGTTTGTCTTTTCTTCTAGGTTTGTTGTTGTGGCTGCATAAATTGCTATATTTCCAGTTCCTGAAGATACTTGTAATCCTGAAGAAGTGCTTCCAAATTTTACTAAACCATAATCCCCAGATTGCGTTGCGGCAGATATTTCAGCTACACCACCCGTTACAATACTTGTTCCATTTATTGTTACATCTCCAACCTTGCCAGAAGCTGTATTGTTTACTTCATTTATAGCGCTTACCAAGTCTGTCTTTGTTTCTGTACCAAGCGTGGATAGATTACCGATGGCATTTTCGTTGGTTGTAATCTGTGCTATATTTGTAGAAGTAGCACCAGAATTAACAGCTGCCCACTGACTTGCAGTGAATGACGAATTATTTAATGTATATTCATATTGCCAATTTACAACATTACCACTTACAGTTGCTTTATATCTATTGTAAGCGTAGTTAAGTGTAGCACCTTCTTTTGGTATACCACCTGTATCAATTTGCCATTCTTGCTCAACAATGTTAAACCAGTATAAATCAAACAATGAACCAGTTATTACCCAAGCGTAGTCCATATTTGTTAATAATGATTTATCATAAGTATCTAGCGCTTCGTATGATGCCCAATCATTTCCATTGTCTGTAATAACCTGATTTACAACAAAAGCATAATCGTTATTGGTTACTGTTCCAGAATATGCTTCCAAATCAGTAATACTTTCAAATGTTCCAATAAAGTTTGCTGTATTTGTAGCAACAGAACTATTGACGAATTGCTTATCAGCCAGTTGGTTCTGTTCACTCGCTTGTGCTGGGATTAAAGAGTCAATTCTATCAACAACGTCTGTGATTTCCTTACCACTCAATGTTGCTATGTTTCCACTTTGACTCAAAGATATTCCGTAAGTAGTATTTAATGTAAGAGCATTTACACCATTGATTTTTGCATCCTTACCTGCAGGGCCTTGTTGTCCTTCAGGGCCTTGAGGACCTTCTGGACCCTGTGGGCCTTCTGGACCTTGCTCACCAGGGTCACCTTTATCACCTTTTACTGCAACATTTATTTCAAATGTGGCTTCTATCTCGGAGCGACTCGGTAATTCAAATTCTGCTTCTAACTCTGCCATTATACCCTCTTTGCTCCAATGTTAATAATCTGTCCACCTTTGGTGGTAAGTTTCTGTCCATTCTCATCCCATACAGCCATTACAGCAGTGTTGTTGCCAACAGAAAGTTTGTCACTCTCTTCACTTGTTAAATTTATAACCAATGGGAATTGTGGATTTTCAATAGTTTTGGTGACACACCCATTAAACCGAATCTCACATTTTGAAATAGAATGGTTCACCAATAAACCATCAGGGTCGTTTAATGTAATGCGTAAAAGATTTTGTCCGAATGCTGTACTGCTATCACCACGAATTAAATTAGTATCTGCCATTTTAACCTCTCATAAGGGCAGGGTGTGGTATATCCCATGAAACAGGCATCGGCTTATTCGCCCAAATTATTCACCGAACACCCAACAAGTTTATCTCTTTCCATTATACACAATTATATTGACCTTTGCAAACAGACAACCTACTTTTTGAACTTAAGCCATATAAATATCATTATTCCTATAATTCCAAGTAACACGTAAATCATAATCTCCCTGATAGTTATATCCCTCTTAAGCACCTCTTTTTCAGTTTGGCAGGCTTGTGAAATTGACTTGACCTGTCCGGCGATACTCTCCGTTTGGCTCTTTAAGGCATTTAAACTAGCCAAGAACGCATCTGTTTTGCATTCATCAGAGGTTTGATTATCAAGAACAGCTATCGCTTGTTGGTGGGCGTTTAAATCGCTTATTACACCTTTTGCAATAGACTCACTTGGAATAGTTGACTTGCAGCCAACCAACAAAGGAATCAAAATAAATCCTAACCAGTATTTCATTATCCTATCCTCATAAAATAAGCTAATCTCTCGGCACGCTTTCCAACTTGTTTATGCCAGTTACTGTCTAACATCTGATTCGCTGCTTCAGAATAATCTCCCTTTTCCAGTGCAGCAAACATCTTCTTAAAGCCATAAAGACGTGCATAACCTAAATTAAACACCATTTCAATTAACACATCTTTTCTAGCTTGATTTAATTTCTTAAACACAGGAAACTTCTCTGCTTCCTTTTCTGCTTTTTCTAAGTCTTTCATCAAAAGATATTCGGCTTCTTCTTTTGAAATACCTACATCATCTAAATTCCGGCCATAACCAATAGTCAATTTTCCTGCCGTACAACGATATGGGAATAATCTAAGACCTTCTCCAATCTTGACACTATCTACTAATGCTTTTGTAATCATAGTACCTCCTGTTTTCTTTTCCAATGAAATCCTTGTACTTTTTTTCCAGTTTTAATTGATTCAAAAACTCCCCATATTCCGACCCCAACTTTTTCTGCTCCTTCCTTTGCACACGAAAACCAAGTTTTATTTTCTTCACAAAATACTGGAATAGCTCGTCCATTCCCACCATATCTTCTCTTTAATCCTCCTCTTTTAGATGATTCTGGATTAGGTTTTACTCCCTTTCTTCTTTTTGCCATTGCATTTTGCAAATGGCCATCAGAACTTAAAACCCTAAATGAATGAAGAACATTTTCACTACTTGTTGCCCATTCAAGATTTTCTAAACGATTATCTGAGCGAATACCATTTTTATGATTTACTTGTGGTTTGTTATATGGATTTGGTAAAAACATTTCACAAACCATTCTATGAACTTTCTTTTTTATTTTTTTACCATCTATATAAAGTGGAACATATCTATATCCATACTTATCAATTTGCTGTTTCATTTGTTTGTTTGATTTTTTACTAAATACATTTCCATAATCTGAAACATAATAGCTATTACCATATTTATATAAAACCCATTTTTCTCTTTCCATTAGACCTCCTTTATAAAAAGGCAACAAATAATCCAACAATAAATCCTACATACAATTCTACATCACACCATCGTTTTGTTTGTAAAACTGGACAATACCTATAAATCAAATACATTGATGCGATTATTAAACCTAAAAACAAAAAAACTGGATTAAATAACCAAAAAATTGGTAGTAATGGATATGTATAACGCATAGTTAATAAAATATAATCAAAACACATACTGTAATGTTTGTCTTTTGGAAAAATTTTACAAAAAAGTTTATATCCAACCATCGTTTCATATCTTTTTAATGTTTTTTCATCTGGTTTTCCCAAAGCTCCAACATCATATACTGCTCCGTGCCGTATTGCCCACTCTATTTGAATCCACAGAGCAACCCATAAGCACCAATACCAAGCTAAATCTTTCCACCAACAAATCCCTGCTGTCATTAAGAACGCCACAATGTGTTCTACAAAGCGTATTTTGAATATGGGTAATCCCCAACCACTCTTTCCGAATCCGTCACGCCAGATGCCCATTAGAATTGCATATAATAGTTTCATTTATCCTCCTCTAGCTCAACGCCAGTTTTATCTTTAATCTTTTTAAGGGTAAATTGAGTTAACGATTTGAAAACCTTGTTTCCTGTAATCCGATAGCAGTTTTCAAGAATAGAATATAATTCAATACCACAGATTATAGCAGACACAATTCTAGCAAGCCCTAATTCAACAAAGACTATCATAGACACATCTATGGCATGGCATAAGATTATCGTCATTGAATATAGAAACAGCTTAACAATAGTCTTGCGTAGTTGATTAGATGTAATGATTTTTCTTTCTACAATGCTTGCCCAAACACCTGTAATTGTATCACACGCAACAAAGATTAAAAACCACAACATAAGAATCCATAGTGGCTCAAAGAACCCTATTGTTCCTGCTATGATATAAGCCCATACTTTATTTGCATCTAGTATCTTTTCCATTATGACTCCTCAGGATATGGTAGGTTTTCCTCTATCCAAGCTGTCACTTCTGCATCCAAAGCAAGATATGCTTCCTCGTCTGCTTCTGTCCAAGTTCCATTTGCTGTTTTACGAGAACGAGCAATAGTTTTATCGTCAATATGTTCTTCACGATATTTTTTACGAGCATTATCTATTTCTTCCCAAGTAGGAGCAGGTTTTTCTGGTGCATATCCTTCTAAGTACCAAAAACCACTATAAGCTTGTTCTACCTTCATCTTTTTCATCCCAATGGATTCATAGTATTCTTTATAGGTAATCGTTATGGTGTGTGGATTACCTTCTTCATCATACGTTGTTTCCTCGGAATAGATATCATTTGGATTATCTAAACCCACAAAACATTGTTTTGTTTTTTCATCTTTTACTTTTGCGTATTTTAACATTTATTTCTCCTATGCCAATGGGTCGGTTACTGTTTTAACTTTTCTGTTTATTCCAAAAATGTAATAACTCATATTATTTTGATAAGATATATTAAATTTGGTTTTTGTTGATGGATTTGATGATTTAGTATATGAATTTATTGTGCATCTATCAGTAACACTACGACCTAAAATTACATTATTATTTCCAGCATTTGTTAATAACCAATTAAGCCAATAAGTAGATTGTATATAAACATTTCTTCCATTTCCATCATCATCTGCATTTAAATATCCAATTTGTTCAAAATTTGTAAAATCTTCAGATAATGCAAATTCAGATGGTGTATTTACACCAGTTCCATCTCCCCAAAGAATCGTGACATCTCTTGGAGTTCCAATAGCATTTGCAAATGCTGTTTGAGCCCAATCTGTAGTTACTACCTTTGAACTATGGTCTGTATTAGAAGAAGGCGTTGGAGCTGTTGCCCAAGATTTCCCTGAGTTATCTACTCTTAAAGAAAGAGTACCATTTACAGATGTTCCACTTATTGCATTTGTTGCAATAATTGACATTATCTGTTCGCCACTTGTATTCTTTTGACATTGAATTTCACCAATGCGAACATCATTTTTGTCCAGCCATCTAATTCTACGAATTCTGTTTGCAGTTGGAGTAGTTGTTACATCAACAACAACATCTTTTACAGTAACATTTGTTACGTCATTGGCAGATTTAGTTAAATTCATTTGACCAGAAAACGTCTTATCACCAGCAGCAGTTTCGTTATCTGTCAAGTGCATAACATTGTTTCCAGTTGAATTAACCCAACCAGTTGTTGCAATTTTTGTTGATGAAGTAGATGTTGTATCAGATGGTGTTGGGGCATATCCATATTTATTTCCACTTTGTGTAATTACAGCCCCAATGGCGGCATAATCTGTAGAATTTGCAGTTTGTTTTATAGCGGTTATTTGAATTTGATTATCCCCACTAGACATACAACCCATTTGTACTTGTCCAAGCTGGTTAGCTGTATAGTCACTTCCATTTTTATCTGTAAAGTATAAACCATAATAAGTGTTGGAAGATGGTGCAGTTCCTTTTGTAATAGTTGTATTTCTTTGATAAAGAGATGTAAATGTTTTTGTTCCAGCTATTGTTTGACTACCCGTTAATTTAACATTCTGGTCGTCAGATGTTTTATAATCATAATAATCTGCTGCGTGAAATGCTGGTTTTGGATTAAGTTCTGTTATTTTTCCAGAAGTTATTTGAACAATACCTATCTGAGCTCTGTTCTGACTTTGTCCAGAAGAATTTACATTTTGGTTTTTAACAGAATCGTATATTGAGGTCGCATATAAACCAATATCAGATGAACCGCAGACAAGAGTCCTAGTAACCGTATCTGCACCTGTATATGTACTAGTCCTTACTGAACTAACAGTAAAACTTGTGTTTTTAAGCGTTCCATCTGAATTTCTTCCATTTGGAACTAAACCTTTTACATTTGGCAAAACGAAGGCAGTAGAACCAATATATCCTACTCCATTAAATACTTGGTCTATACTTGAAATTGCTCCACTAGATATAGAAATAACAGCAAATGGTAAAGAGAACCCTCCCGTCCAAGTAGAACCACTATTGCTTGTTCTCTTTACTGAGTTATTTGTTGTATCATACCAATATGCAGTACTCGTTGTTGGTGTCGGTGCTGTTGTTCCAGAATAACAAGCCGTTATATCTCCCAAATATATTGTATTATTATAGAAAAAACACAAACAAGGACCACCAGATGATTGCGTTCTTGTTACATCTGCTGATACAGTTGTAGTATTAAATGTTCCAGAACCATTCGGTATATATAATTTACTACCAGCCTTTAATGTCAAAGTTCCAGAAGAAAGCTCTAGGGTAATGTCTTGTGGAATTTCTGTAATACAATTTGTTAAATTTGTAGACCAATTACCTAAGTTTTTGCCAACAGATGTTAAATTAGACATATCTGTATACGCATATCCTAAACTGCTATCAAACAACATTTTCCATTTTGTTGTATCTGTTGTTTGGTTCCCAGTGTTATTATTAACAATGGACATATACACTTTAACAACACTACTAGAAATAACTTTAACAATAGAACCGATATAATAGGTTGTTGAAGTATTCCACTCGGCAATACCTTCTTGAAAGAGATAAGCTAATTGTCTTGAAAACAGGTATTGCAATGCTTGAAATTCTTCCAATGGCGGAAGTAATTCAGAAGAATAGGCGGCATCATTCCACCCATTTGCATAGGCGCTTCTCCCTTGAATTACATCTGGGTCATTAGAAATTGTTGGGTCATTTGCTTGCAAAGAACCAAACACACCATTGTTGGTAGCACTTTCAGCAAATATTTTTTGATTTTTTCTAGTAATTCTTGGCATTTTCTACTCCGTTAATTTCGTTCTACTTCTTCTGTTTTTTCATAATTCAATGTTTCACCATCTTTATCAGGATTATTATAATCCCTAAATCCTGTTTTGTAAACTGCGTATTGATTCTGGTAGTTGACAAACCCAAAGAACTTAGCATTTTGAACAATAATTCTATTAGCTAAGACACCTAATGGTGTTGGTAAAGCACTTTGTTGTATAGCTGCTAAAATAACGTTTTCAGCTGACGCCGGAACAAACAATGTCATTTCCATATTTCCATCTGAATGAGCACGCACGCTTGTTCCAAAAAAGTTATATAAGGCCATATCAATGTCATAATGAGAAGCATTGCTTGTATTTGAGATGGCTTTAAACTTTATCAATGTTCTATATTCTTCATCATCCAACAAAGCAATTTCATTATCATTATTCACATAATCTCTATTTACGCCCAAATACTTGCCTAACACATCCAATAAAACTCCTGTTGCTGTGTCAATGTTAAAAGCATCTCTTATTTGAAGAATCAAATCAAGAGGATACATCTTTGATAAAGACTTAATTGTTGCCACAGCTTTTGGTTTATTGTGGTATTGAATTATCAATAGGTTTGCAAGATATGAAGCGTAATCAAATGCCATTATGGACTCCCTATTGTAATTGTTACACTATTTGGTACAAGTTTAGTAGCAACAATAGGCGCAATATATTCTACCCAAGTTGTTCCATTTGTGCTAATCAAAACATCTGTAGCATATCCACCACCACCACAGGCATCAATAGCTTCTTGTGCTAAAGCTGTCGCACTTGATGTTTCGGCACCTTGCCCAATTTTAAATACTGAGTGGTTAATAATATAATTCTCAATAGCTGTTGTATCAAATACTAATCCTGCCTTTTTAGGGATAATCGTAAATTTCATATAAAGCTGTGCTATTGTTGGGGCATCCCACTTAGCAATAAATTGCTGATTAGAAACTGTAATAATTGTATAGGTAATATTCCCTCTCATATTACAACCATAAGATTTCTTTCTATAAATCGCATCAGCAATATCAGCAGAACTGCCACCTTCAACTACTAACCACATACAATGTGCTGGCGTTCCATTAGCATCTGTGCTTCCTGTATAGTTTTCATATAAAGCAGCATCCGTCACGCCATCAAGTTGTAATACAGTTGCTAATAAACCATTCAAATAACCACTGGAACCAATAGAAACCGATTGACGCCTACGAATCTTTAACGCATAGTCGCTTTCTTCATCTACACCAACTTCAGTTGGAGCTAATGAGTTATTTACAGATGTAACACCCAAAACAACTGTAACAGGAGTTGTTATAGTATTTAATGAAACTTGTACAGCGCCCAAATCTTTTGCTCTAAACAATACTGTAGTTGTTCCAGTTGTTAATGTCTGTGAAGAAATTAAATAGAATTGGTTTCCAGCATTGTCTTGAATCGTATAAGATGATGCATTAACATCATTGTAGTTTGCATCTAATCCTTGTAATGTTACTGTTCTATCAACTGTTACATCAATAGGTACGATAGTATAAGTTGCACCTTTTCTGAAAATATTATTGATAGCACAGCGAGAATCCAAAACATCACCAGAACAATTATCGGGGTCAAAGGAATTATAAATTTGTGTAAGCAATTCACGTATATCTGTGCCTCCTTGAGCAAATATGTTCAAAAGTTGTCCATCAGAGCTAGATTGGTCTAAGTTAATGTCTGCCCCATAAATAGTGTAAAAATCAGTTTTAAGCTGATTTAGAAGCTCTGTTGCAGTAGAAACTTGTAATCCATTACTATCTAAAACATCTGTCATATCTTCACCTCTATTGTCTCATTATAAATGGTTTTGAATCTCATTGTAGCAGTATAAACTCTATCTACAACTTCGCTATCAAAAAATGTCAATTCTGTTATTTCAGGCTCTGTATATAAAATATCTTTTATTGATATATCTGCCATCTCTTTTGTATTCTTTGCACCAATGATATTCTTCCAATCTATCCCTTCATCCATAGCAAAAAAACAATCCTTATACCAAGACAAGATTTTCATCTTTACTGTATAGGCAACACCGAGAGCATCGTCAGCATAGTCCTGCAGACCTTTGCCAAACTTCCAATCCCAATTCCCGTCAACAGCTCTCGTCTTCATTAGCCACCTATTCTATCTTTGTTATTATGCCATTAACAACAGTTACAGTTTTGCTGTCAGCAGTGGTAAATGTACCAGAAGCAGCGGATGTAGCGTTCAATGTTTTTGCAGTTAGTGTTTCTTGAACATTTACATTGCCGTTAAGGTTTGTAGTCTCATTGTTGACATCAATCTGCTCACCTATAACTATACTAGAATTTTCATTATATTGCAAACGAAGGTAGTCTGAATAATTCTGTATAGCCTTAGGTATTGGATTTAATCCTACAATAGCTATTGGGTCTGATATATCATGTTTTCTTGGAAATAAAGATGGCTTTGCTTCGCCTGTAGCCCACCACGAATCTATCATATAATCACAGAATAACAATAAACAATGGTCTCCGGTAGCTATTGGATGAGTAATGTATGTTCCACCGCCACCCATAATAACAACTGGAACTTTTCCTAAAACTGGATACTCTACAGTTACTCCATCATCCATATATAAATCATAATTAGAATCCAATACGTGCAAAACCTTAACAGAAGCCGTTTGGTCTGTTTTGTCAAACGAAACTATTTCACCAATTTTAACGCAGTGAATATTGACATTTATAGAGTTCTTTAACGAATCTATAACTTGACTTAATGTTTTATTCATATTTGGGCTATAAGGATTTGACATATTAACTTACTCCCGGTATAGATTTTCCATACTTTGTAATAACTTTTCCAAAATCAGACCTAAATCTACCATATAGGTTAAGGCCTGTCCAAAGCGTTAAGGTTGTAATGCATTGCTCTCCAGAAGCCATACCTATTGTTCCTCTATGAGAAACACCCCATATCTTATATTGGCCGTCAAATTCAGGAGCTATTTTTGATACTATTTCGATTCCTTGCCCAACCTTTAGTCTTGGCTCAAAAATACAATTAACAGTTAATGTAGTTGCTTGACGCTCTGGAACACCTAATAATCCAGTAGAATCGTCAATAACTCTAACATCACCTTCCACTGTTTCATCAATGTTTACAACAACAATTTCATCGTTATCAACAAATGCTTTTCCTTTTGTTGTTTTCTTCAATAAAGCAAAAGCATTACCTAGCAATGCCACTGGTCTTGTAGTAGCTATTTCTTCATAAGATGTTGGACCTTTTGTCAAACCTTGTGCCGATGCATAAGAAATAATTTTATCTGCTTGTTGCTGTTGGCTTTGAATACCATCTAAAGATACTGAAATTAAACTATCCAATACAAACAAACCAGAGAAGGCATCAATAACCATAACTGTTTCTGTTTGGTCTTTTCTAACTCTACAAGTTCTTATTTGTCCTCTATAAATTAAATCAAACTTTCCATTTGCATATCCGGCAGATAATTCTACCTTTTGTAGATTTTCAAAATCATAATAATCTAAAAATAACTTTTTTCTTGTACTAGGTTGTAAGTTATATATTTCTATGTTGGCCGTACAAGAACCAGCAAACGGCTCTCTTTTAATATCAAATTTAATTGTAAGCGGGTCGGTTATAACAATAGACTTCCCTGCATTTACTACAGAGTTTCCCACTCTTTTAATTGGAGTAATCTTTAATATATACTTCCTATTGTATGCCATCCAAATACCTTGTTGTTTTATTTAGTTCTTCGTTTTCCACAATAGCAAAAAACGCATAACCAGTTTCAAAATCTTCTTGTCTGTATGGGTCAACCATATCATCCGTTGAAACATTTATTCCATATCTAATTATCCTATGCCATTTGTCAAGCAAATTAGGATGGCAACAGACATATAGACCCTTTACTTCGAATCCGTTTTCATCAGAAACATCCAACAACCAACGTCTTTGGGTTGGTAAAAATCTTAATGTAAATGTTGCTCTTTTCCCGTCTTCAAGTATATAATTAAATTCTTGGAAAGAACTGCTATCTAAAGTTGTAATAAGTTGCATTTATCCTCCTATTGGACACCAAGCCCAACATTTACAATCTACTTTATCCATTGTCACACCAGATGTTGTTCCTCTTGACTGTTTAGCTAATTGTTGAGCAGAAGAACGGCCCTGAAGTTTTAATTTATCAAACAAAGAACGCTTTTCAATAACTGTCTTAAATTCCTTAAATGAAATTTTAACAGTTGATTTGTCTACAGTTCTATCTGGCTGTGTAAATTCAATATTTTGAATTACATAGTTGCTCATCTTGCCATAAGGTGTTCTAATATCAATAGGTTGTCTCATTTGCCATAAAGTTGTTAAATACTTATAGCTTTTCTTTTGTTCTGTATCAACATCCTCATTGCTTAACAAACCAATAACTCTGTTAGCAAAGTTATCTATGCTATCAACTACATTCATTATTTTAAGCGCTTTTTCTTGAATAGCAGATGCCTGCTTTGAAATTGGTGGTAAAAATGCTACAACGGGTTGTAACTTTTGTTCAACAGCAGACCAAAAACCAAACCCAGAGAATAAAGTATTATCTTCATCTTTTCTGAACCAAGTTAATTCGCCAACTTCTCCAGATAATGTAAACACCTTTGGCTTTAGTGCAATATGGTCTTGATATGCTATATTATTTTCTACGTAATAATCGGTAATATCGGCCTGCAAATTCATGGTCTCGGTTCCATATATATGCAACCTCATGTCTCTTATTTCACTATCTCTAGGCTCAATAAACCAATCTTTAATATCACCCCATAGATTTTCACCAGAAGTCTTGAGTTTACCAAGTAAATTGCTTGGTTCATATTGTTGTAAACTTTGTAAAAAAGATAAATCTGCCATTATTCAGTAGCCCCCAAAAATGCGTCATTAGTTTCTATATTAAATCTTGCACGAGAAAGACTATAATCAGTAAGTTCTTTTGCTTTATCAACTGCTTGTTCTTGTGGAATGGCATTAACAGTTGTTTGAATGCTAATAGGTGCATTATAAGTATTAGCACCTCCCAACATCTTACCAACAGAATCTACTATGTTTCCACTTAAAAATGACTTTTCTTTGAATGAATTAAGCACCCCAAGAAAATCATACAATTTTAATGCAAAGTCTGATTCATGTATTTCTACTTTATTAACATCATAATCTTTTGGTGGTTCAACACCAGATATATAAAACAACTTATTCTTTTCAGAATCTGTAGCATTTTCATTATATTTCAAATTAAACTTATCAAGTCTTTCTTTGTCTGGAACGCCAAAAAAGTTAGGAAATTTAATTCTAAACCAATTTACAATATCTGCTATTGTTTCTCCAAATTTAACAGCAATTTCCATAACTTTTGAAACCCCTTTAGCAAAAACGGATATAGCTTGTACTATTATGGGGATATTGTCTTTTATTACTTTGAATAATTCTTTTATGGAATCTAATCCACCATTTTGTACAAAAGCAGCAGTAATTTCTCCCTTGAGAGCATCTAGTTCCCAAGAAAATTGTTTAATTACAACATTAGCTTCTTCATATCTTTCGGCATTTGACATTAACCTCTCTACTTCAAGGTCAATATCTGTTTGATTCTTTTTAGCATTATATCTTGCAACATTGATATAATCTTCGGATAGTCCTGCCATCTTGAATAAAGAACGAGCTAGTCCAACATTTTCAAATCCGTTGGTAACATCCCCGATTCGATTTATAATGTTTTGTAAATCTGTTTCACCTTGTCCAGTTGGCATAACACCAAGTAATTGCCATAATCTAGGATTTCCACCACCAAACCACATATCCCAGAATTGTGTTTCCATTCCCAAAGCATCTTTTAACACATCTTCTGGACGCATACTTGAAGTATTAAATGTACCGGCCATAAGTTTAGAAAGACCTGTGGTACTTCTTCCGGTAAATGCCCTATAATCCCTATAAGCCATTCCCATTTTAAGCCCTTGTAGAAGCGTTTTACCCAACCAAGTAGTTGCTTTCCAAATTACAGAAACAAGAGCATCCACTCCTCTGCCTATAAGAGCCCCAAAACTTCCAAACAAACTACCAACTAAGGTGAAGAATTTTCCACTAAGAAGTCCTCCCACAGAAGTAATAATGTTTCCAAGTCTAAAGGTTGCTTTTCCATTATGAGTTCCAATTAAACCTCTTTCCTTTAGGTCTAATTGTCTAGCTCTTGAACGAGCATTACTTGCTCTTGTATTTGAATCCTGTTCAAAGAATTGAGCTCTTACATTAGCAAGATTAGCTTGTGCGGCTAAATGTTTTGCTTCTGCATTTCTTATGCGAGCCCACGCATTACCTGTTCTTGATTGAGAGCGTAAATAAGCTGTTTGTGCTCTATATCTGGACCTTGCCTCTTGCTGATTAGGAACATAGGCAGTTCTCATAGCTTGAGAGATTTCTTTTGCTGCCTGTGCGTAACTCTTTAAGTCTTTAAGCCCGTCACGTACCGACTTTTGAAATGCTTTCATAGCATTAGAAAAGTTCTTTAGACCTTCATCGTCTATCTTAAACCCAATTTCCGCAAAAAGACTACCGACTTTCATTTAACGCCCTATATGTTTCCTTATACTCTGATTCGAAATTCATGTAATGTAGAACAGACATTACGCTGTCCACGGAAGCATTGGCTACTCTTTCGGGGTCTCCTCCGAAATACCCTTGCTTTGCGATACTACAGCAGATGAATCCGAGGTCATCTTCAATGACTGTGTCAGGTTTCCTTTCACCTTGTCCAGAAACTGCTGGATTCCTAACTTTGAAAGGACTGTCTTTAAAAAAGGGTAGAGGTTCAACTTTATACAATTAAAGAATATCTCGTATAAATCCTCTCTAGCTTTTAAATCATCAAACAGGTCTGGCTTTATTGCATTGTCATTATACAAGCTCTTTTTCAAGCACATAAACAAGCAATCCAATACTTCCTCAGAACTATCTAATGCAAAGATTACCGTCATTAAGTCGGTATCCATTAGTTTTTCAAGATTTAGTTGTTGGCCTAACAAAGCCTTTTGAATCGTTGATTGCAATTTTCTTGCTTCAACGAAGGAGCAGGGATTGATAACAATCCGAGCTCCAGTTGATTCTGATTTATATTCCATGTTATACCTCCATGTAATTTAATTAGCCAATAGTTCTGTCAACGATAGCTTGGAAGCTATAGACAGTAACTGCCTGGTCTGTTTCACCATTCACGTTTTGTACAGCATCATAAGGTGCTTTTGTAAAGTGAACAGCACGCAAATAACGAGTGTCATACACAACGTTACCGGAACCATCACCTAAACGTTTGCTGAAAGAACCATTACCCAAAATAAACAATGCTGAATCAAGTTCGTATGTTTTGTAGTATTGCAAAATGAATTGGTCGTCTTGTGACCCTTTCAATACACGCAACTCAATCGTACATTTTTTACCTTGTTCATCTTTAGCAATGATAATATTACCATTTTTACCAACCACTGAACTTGCAATGTTGTTATCTGCAGTGATATTGACAACACTACCATCAGCCAAGTCGGAAATTACTCTGTTCCAAAGAACAAAAGTATCATCACCTGTTAGTCTATATGTTTCTGCCATGGTTTATTCCTCCACCATAATGATTAGGTCTGCTTCATGAATTGCCCCAGACCGTTTGCAGGCACATTGGATAAGAGGAGCAATCCGTTGTTCACGCTCGCTTTGTGGTTGCAAAGCAATAGGTGTTGAATAGATATACCAACCATTATCCTCAATGTTTTTCTTAAATGTATCAGGGTCTCCAAATGTGGAAGGACTATTCCATTTTCCTGGAGCTAACACACCGTTACGAACAAACTGTAAGCACACATTTCCTTGAGCATTGCGCAAAGCTGCCATACCTGTTTCAGTTTGTGGAATTTTTGTGCCAGCTGTCTTAATCACATTGTAGAGAGCTGCTTGAGAAGCATACTTCAATGCAAGGTTTTCATACACAACATCAAAGTATCCGTTTCCTTTACCACAAGCAACACCGCTGTCGCCTTCAAATGATACATACATATCAGCACCAGCAGCCAAAGCATTTGTGTAATCCGTTTGTGTAATTCCACTATCTGGTGTAACATTCACCAATGTCTTTAATTGCATTGTTTGAGATGTTGAAGAACCAGAGAAGTTTGTTGAGAAGGCACGGCCTGCATAAGCGGCAGCCATAAGTTGAGCTTCTTCAACACCTTCTGTGTACAACACACAACGTGTTTGTCTTTGTGTAGCAGATTTAACAGTTGTAATTGCTCCGGCAATATCTTCAGTTGAAGAGAATGGAGCAACCCAAATCAAATCTTTTGAGTTAATATAAGAAGATGTTGTAGCAACAGCAGTGTCTTCCATAGCCAAGTTGGAAATAACACCAGTAAATCTTACAGATTCACTAACACGAGCGATAGCGTCTGCCAAAGATTCACCAGAAGAATCAGCACCATTAACAGTTGTTCCATTTGAAACATCCAAATATGTAGATGTTGAAAGGTCTGTTCCTGATGTGCCAGAAGACAATACAACGCTTGAAGCAGCACCAACCTTCTTTGATGTAAATACAATAGACGTTCCATCTAATTCAATAGAAACATCTTTAATTTTTCCCTTTAACACTGTAACAACGTCTGCAAGTGTTGAACAAGATGTGAAATCTAATCCATCATATTCAACAGCTGTATTGCCATCCAAAGCAACCTTAATTGCACCATTGTTGACTAATGCAAATGTATCGGCATCACCAACCGTTCCCGTTGTAAAGGAAGCAGAAGTTGCAGATACTGCACCTTGCAAAGGAATGACAACTAAGTAACCACGACCAGAGTTCGGGTTCATACTTTGTGCAAAGACATTGTTTGCCATTTTAGCTGTTAAAGAAGACGTACCATACGCCTCCGCAACAGTGCTTGGGTCAATAGCAATCAAGAATGGGTCTGGCGTATTAGGAGTTTCTGTGGTGAACAAAGCAAGTTCATTCACATTTTTAACACCAATACTACGTTCCACACCTTGTACTGTGACCCGAATGATATTGTTTATTGATAATTCACTCATTTTTTACTCCTTTGTTATTAACATTATAAACAATTATGAATCGTTTTGCAAATCGGGGTCGTTTTGCAAATTTTCCAGCTCCATAACCACCTCTCTTTGTTCGTCCTCAATATGAAGCTCCTCATTAAAGATGTTATAGTAATCGCTGGACTTTTCTTTCGATTCCGCTATCATTGCATAAAAACGCATTGTAAAACGGTTGATGTCAGAGCCACCAGCCAAGCCAGAAAGGTTTAAAAAGGTAGAGGGCAGTTCAAAAATTCTAAACTGTTTGCTGTCCTGTATCCCTTTTGAATAGAATGAATTGAGAGCCATTAAAATCTCTCCTCTGCGATTTCTCGCCTCGTTTGAACGACTAAATATATCCACCTGAACATTTGCTCTACCATAGATAATTTGGCGCTCTATATCTTTTTCGCTCATATAATAGCTTTTAGAAGAAATTGGCAAAAAATCAACCACACCAACTACAACATACAAATCGTTGCTGTTTGGTGGAATTTTTCTGTTCTGAGACTGTATCCAAATGTGTTGTTGGTCTAATCCCAGTTCAGTTCTAATAATATCAACTACATACTCTTCAATCTGCATTTCCTTGCCAATCCTTTATACAATGATATTCAATATGACCGTAATCACCGTAGTCTTTTTTATTCATAATTTTATATTCTATACCACGATAATACATTCTGTCATTTGTTTTGAGTTGTACATTTTCTTTAGTGTGAAACCACCACCAATCCCAAGACCATTGGCCTTCAGGCTTTACCTTGATTTCTTCAGGGTCAAGAGGTTGTATCACACCATCAAAGTTAAAGAAAAATACTTCATCTTCTACGTTTCCATATTTATCTACAACTTGAGTTATAACTTTAGCTTTAGCACCTTGAGACCACAAATTGATACCTAATTGTGGATGTGGTAAAGCTCTCTTAAGAGAAGTATTTGCTATGTTTAATCTTGATACCATTATGCACCCCTCCGTTGTAATTCATAATCAATAGGGAATGTTGTATTATGTCTCGTATACAAAGGCTTGTCAAATCCCTTTATATCTATTGTTCTTGGACTATTGTGTTTTTGCCAATCTGGGATACCTTCACCATTAGTCTCTAATGCCTTTTCTTGTAATTCTGAAGCCATTTTACCCATTTTGTTTAGAGATTTAATAAAGCTACCTTTCTTAAAATCTAGCTCATCAACTCCTGCATCTATTATTTTTTGAGCATTTATATCAATGGGTTTTTGTACAAATGAACGAGCTGGAACAATAACTTCCTCTCCACGATATGGGTCATCTGTATAAATACTTTTTCCACCAAACTCATTAAGTATAGCCGCATCTGTTGCGTTAGCATCTCCGTTTATAACGCCGGAAACAGCAACAGTATTATTGGCCTCTTCCAGTTCTTTTAAAAGACGTTTGAGACCAGATAAATTTAATCTTACTTTTGATTCTACGGCAAAGACCATCCTGGCACAACCCCCACATTTCCAATGGTGTACATATACACCAAAGATAAGTATTTCAGTCCAAACCCGTTACGGGCATAGAAACCCAAAATGGGGTCTTCCATGTATATCTCAGGAACATAATATCCTTCAGACACACTTCCTACACGCACTTCTCTGGCTGGGAATGAAATCTGTCCATAAGCACCAGAGCTTGCGAGTTGCAAATCATAAGCCAAATAAAAGGCTACTAAATATAAAAATGTTGTTGCAGCTGCTTGACAATCTCCAATTAACATCGGATTAAATACGGCAGCAGCTTCTCTCCACGCACGGTTAATATCTTCATCAGAAACGTAGTCATTTATCGATTCGTTTGTTGGTTGCCACGATTCTGTATCCGTTACATCTGCCGTATTGTTATCTACTAATGATGTATAAAAATTAGGTTCTACATATACTACATCACCAGTAAAGTAAATCTTACTACTATCATAAATAGGAAGGTAGGGGAAATTACGAGCAAAAAGTTGCTTGAAGTCTTCAACTGTCAATGTGTCAACAGGATTTGCCATAATTCCCCCTTATTCCTTACGCTTTTTTAGACTTTTTCTTTGCTTTTTTAGAAATAGGCTTCTCTTCAACCGCTTCTGGTTGCTCTTCAGCCTCAGCTTTCGCTGGTTCTTCAAAAGCAGATTTTTCTTCACTAGATTCAACGACCCGTACTTTTAAGTCTTCCAAAGAAATAATTTCTTTAGCATAAGCACTCAAAAGGGCCTTTGCAATCGCTTCATTACGAATATCCACCACTTCTCCTGGCGCAAGTTTGCCACCATTAAAGAAAAATGTTCTCTTTCCTTCGTTCCGAATCTTCATGTTGTACTCCTTCCTTACGAGCTAGACGTTAAATCCATATAGAGGATTTCTTGTGGACGGGCATCTAACACACCAGTGTGTTGTCCGTAACCAACGTTGCGAATCGTCCAACCATCGTAGCTGTTTGGAACAGTCGTGGTATAATCCACAGGAATTTCAAAACGAGCCACGTCTTCGTCATAGCGCATTAACACATAACGAGGAGCAGACAACTTGCCAAAAGAATTTGCAGGCATCAAGTAAGCCAATGGCAAAATCTTGAAGTCTGGATTCATTGTGGCAGCACGGAACGCATCTTGTAAGTATTCCAATTTTGATTTCAATGGGAATGAGACGCTGGTAGCGTTCACTAAGCCGTTGAAGTCATCTTGTGGAATGTACAAGCGGTTTGGATATGCTGTGTAGTTATTATTTTGTTGATAGGCGTTCATCACGTTAGCAACAAAGTTTGTAAATTGAGCATCTGTAGCATCTTTCAATGCAGCAGGCAACAAGGCTGTGTTGACCGTCACATCAGACAAGTTCAACAAACCTTCCATAGAACCGTCTTTGGAACCCAAGAAGGCTGTCTTCTGAATACCCAAATCCCAGTTCGTTTTACGAGCTTTTTCTTGTTGTGTCACGTAATCCCAAATTCCTGTACGAGCAGCTTTTTGCACATCAGCGATTGAGTATGCAATTTCTTTAGCCCACACACGAGCAGGAACACGGATTCCATCCAATGTCGCATTGACGGAAGCCAAACGGCCTTCTGTCGCTGTTTCAATGTAACCTTTTTCAAAGTCACCACCGACTTGGAATGAACGGAACATCAAGACATCATCAGCCCATGCAGCTTCTGTGCCAACACGAACTGGCATATAATCTGCGACAGGAATTTGATAGAACTTCTGTTCTGCCACACCACGGATAATGGCAGTCAAGGTTGTTAATGGAACTTGATAGCCCATTTGTTGAGATACGGCATTTTCTAAACGTTGAGCTTTTGCAAACTCTTCGTCATTTTTGAAGAAAGACGCAACGTCTTTTTCTTCGCCATTACAGTTTAAGATTTTATCTGTCATTTTATTACTCCTTAAGTATTAGCTGCATAAGCAACAGGTTCACCAATCTTAACACGGATTAACTGTCCAGCGGCGGTAGCGGCTTCTAAGGCCAATCCGATAGCTGAACCAGAACCAGCTTGAGCACCAACGACCACGGTGGACAAGTTCGTAATATTGACTTTCACACCAGCGGACACAGCACCGGCTGCTTCCATGTACATAACATTGCCATCCATACTGATTTGGCAAATTTCTTTTGCCTTGTAGGAAGGACGAATAACGTTCCATTCCACAAATCCGGCAATAACGTCACCAACTCCAGCTTTAGCAAAATGTGGTAAGCCTTGTGTTGTAGCAACGATTTTTACTGGGTCGCCCGGCAACAAAGCGGTGTCACCTTGGGAATCATCCACAATACCCGAAATAGATTGGGTATTTGCAGGCAAAACACGCCGTCCTTTGATTTCTTCTGTCGGAGCAAACACATTCATTTGATAAGATAATTTGGTTTCCATATTTACTCTCCTTATTTAGAACCATAACGCTGTTTTCCCAATGCGAGACCTGCTGCCATTGTTTTTGTGACAGAACCATCTTGCGATTTGGCTTTTGCGTTTTTTAACATTGAAAAAAAGCCTTTGGAGTTTTCTTTTTTCTCCTCTTCCTTTTTTTCCTCATCGTCTGCATTCTTGCAGGCGTCTTCCTTCTTGTCCTCAGCTTCGGCTTCGTTTTCCTTCACCTCTTCTTCGGGCTTGTCGGACTCATTGGCCTTTTCCTCAGATTCCTTTTTGTCCTCTTCGGCATCGGCTTCATTCTCTTTTTTCTCTTCTCCGTGACATTCATTGTCTTTAGAGTTCTTTCCAGCTTCATCTTTGGAATATCCGAGTTTCTCGGCCATACCAATGATTGTGCGAACTTTTTCCTCTAAACCACCAGAAAAGTCGCCTTCTGCTTTAGCAGAAACAGCGGCAATCTCACGAATCAGTTCACGATGGTCTTCATCAGCTGCGTTCTTTTTGTCTTCTTCAGCTTTTGCTTCCACTGCATTTTTAACAGCAGTAGCAATAGTTTCGGACAAAGAGTTCTTAACTGTAGTGACCAAGGTTTCCATTTCTTCTTGTGTCAGCATTTCGCTCTCCTTACTGTTTTTAAGTTTGTTAATTTCTTGCTGTTTTCCCTCGTTGTATTTTTGGAAATCATCGGGGGTCATAATTACAGCCTCCTCATACCGAGGATTAGGAACGATGGCTAAATGTTCATACTCTCCATTGCGTATCTCTCTTTGATAACCAATGTCGTGATAAACACCACCATCCCCATATTCGGTCGGGGAGTAGCAATTACTCACAGCCCAACCCTTTTTAACGGCAGCGTGTCCAGCATCACTTACGACCATGATTTCTGCCCACCAAGCACCGTCAAACTCGTTATAAAAACTCTTAACAACATAACCGTCAGCTGTCTCTCTTAAGCGTTCCATATCAACACTATCAACGTGACGGACATAAATAGGCTTTCCTTCAAAGCTCTTATTCATTTTTTGTAAGGCATCATTTTTAACCAAATAAAGGGTATCTTGCCCGTTCTCTAAATAATGAACAAGACCTTCTTTAATATGCCTAGCAAAGTACCGAGATGGTAATTGTTTTTCGTTTTTAAGCATACTTATTTCACCTCATATTTTATAGCATAACAACTTTTAATTGTATTGTCAAATGGAAGTATCAACCTACACCTCAACGTATCTGGTTTTTCTCTTTCCTTTGTATGGGAATGTTTCTTCAGGTAAAGGTCTCTTTTCTCTATCTGGACGTGTAAATTTATTACTTGTCACATCAACTTCTTTAACCTTTCCTTCTTCACTGGCTAAATTACCTTGTGGGGCTTTAACTGGATATTGTAGACCTTGTTGTTCTCCACCTTCTTCTTTTCCACCACCAAAGAATTTGCCAAATAAACCTTTTCCCTTTTTATCTTTTTCTAATCCAACGTGATTAAATCCATGTTGGCTAAATGCTGTAATCTGGTCTTGAGTAAACTGAACAGGCAATAAGTTAGCACTATTGCTTCCAACCATGAAGTCACCAGCGCTCAACAATCCATTAGCATAGGCTTGAATTAAACGGTTAAATTGGCTGTTCTTCATATTCTCTTCTTGTTCGGCAGACAAAATACGTAAAGAATTAAAGCTAATGTTCATATTCTTTGGAATGTAACCAAACAACTTCTTACAACAAATCTCAAGAACTTGAACAACAATATATTTAACCTTACTACGGATTTCACTTTCAATCATAGCATTGTAGTTTTCAATATCATCTTCACCGGAGTTAAATCCAGCTGCACTCACACCAAACAATTTTGTCATTGGCATTTTAAGGTCAGCAGCAACACCTTGACGAATCTGATTAAGAATATCGCTTAATCCATTAAATGAGAGTTGCTTTTGTTCATACTTATCTGTCACATCTAACACCAAAGCGTTTAGGTATGACTTTAGGGTGTTAGAAATACGAACACGCTCTTCTGCTCCACGGGAGCCTTGAGGTGTCAACATAGCACGATTAAAGCCATTTAATTGATAAACATCAATTTTAGCTTCATCTAACAACTCAAAGATTAAGTCTTGATTTTTCAAATAAGAGTTAATAGAACGAACTACACGCTCTAATTCACTCATTCCCCAACCACGCAAACGAGGTCTAATAAATGATGGAGCTTCTTTACCCATAATTGGGAACACTCTTGTTCTGTGTAACTGGACGCCATAATATGAAAATTTTCTATCTTCATTTTGGTCTAAAGTTGGATTCCAAATGTTTGTAGTATCTTTGTAAAGTTCCCACATATCGGCATCTATAAATGATAAGGGGGTGTCTTGGTTAATTTTATCAATATCAAGTGGCGTATCTGGTTTTTGGTCTGTCACTGCTATAACGCCACCACCCCCGTATAGACGAGACCACCCTATTGCCTTTTGTATGGTTTGAATAATTTGGTGGCGTTCCAAATAAGTTTGGAGTTCTTTCTTTTGGTCCGTTGTAAGGTCATCGGTATCAATATTGAAACCACGACTAAACGCATCTGAAACAGGTTGTTCCACCAATGTTTGAACTATACCATACTCGGCATAGGCTTCACTCAACACAGAACGGTAATTAGATATAAGGTTCCACCTTGTGTTGATGAATACTGTATCAAGCCTAGAGTTTTGTGGGGTCAATGGGTTAAATGGAGCCAATCCCCAACTTTGTACACCACCAGCAAAATCTACTAAACTATTTTTTTTCTTTGTTGTTTTTTTCTCTGCCATCTTAATTCCTCAAATAAAAACAGAACTCATACCAGCATCTCCGAAAGCAACATCTATACCATCAAACAGACAGTCACAAATATCATCGTGTTTGTGACTCAAGTCTGCCTTGAAAGCAGTTGTTTCTGCAAGCACTGTATTACTTATATCATTTTTTTCATCATTTGGCAAATAGACCCACCCATTTGCTATGTAAGGCACTGCTGTCATACACCGAGAAAACTTGTCCATAGCCACCCAATTACCGTCATCTCCCTTATGTCTAGCACGTGTTACAGGTATGATTGGAATCGGCTCTGTCTTGGTTAATTCCTGTATCACACCAATGCCGGATGATTTATCTTCAATATAAAATCCGTATGGTGGACAATCCTTATTCCATACCTTTGACTTATCCCAAAATAGCTTTATCTGTTCTTTAAGTTCTGCTGCATCAAATTTACCACGAACCATATCTATCAAATGCAAATGTTCATCAAAAGTCTTAGCCCACAAACACAAAACTGTAAAGTCATGAGCATCTCCTTTCTTCTGAGCAGTATCGGAAGTAATAAATGAAAATTGATAATCATAATGCTCTTTCGGATTATAATACCTAAACCACTCAGTTTTGATAACAGAACCACCGACAACGATAGGTTCTTGTTGATATTGTCCATAATAAACAAACGGGGATAAGTTTTTAAGTTTAAGCAAGTCATTAGCCGAAAACTTTTCGGGCCACAATGCTTCTCCTGTCGATTCGTTTAGTGCAGGAAGTTTGATAATATCCCAATCCTCTTCTTCGTTCTCCATTATGTATCCTGCTAAATCTTCAAGAGCCAATCTTTGCATAATGAGAATCATAGGACTTTTTGCTTGATTGTTGGCACGAGATTTTAATGTGTTAAGGTAATAGTCAATACAGTTTTGCATTTCTGCTTGAGATTTAACATTTGATGCTTTCAATGGGTCGTCAATGAGACAAACCCCACCAAATTCTTCACCAGAGACCCCAAATCCGAATCCGGTTAAAGAACCTCCCAATGGAGCAGCACGGAAACCACCGCCTTGTTCTGTGGCCCAATAATCTGCTCCTGTTTTTGCTCTGTCCAACTTAACGTTTGTAAATGCCTTAAATGCAGGACTTTCAATAATTCCACGAATATCCTTTGAGAAGTTAGACACCAAATCATCCGAGTACGAAGTATACACACAGTTACTTTGTGGGTTAATCATAAACGACCAAGCACACATATACTTCATAATGGACGATTTCCCAAACCGTGGTGGAAGATTTATCATTAAGTTCCGTTTTGTGTTCCGACCAAATGCAATATCTTCCAGCTTATGAATAATCATTCTGTGAAACGGTAAAAATGTAAAATCTTGATGATAAAGATACCAATGGAAAAAAGTAATAAATTGTTCTAAGGACGAACCAAGAATTGTGTGAGAATGTTGGGGATTAGCCATAAACAAATCAACAATATCTTGATTCATTTTGCCTCCTGATACTCAACCTCAACAACCTTCTGATTCGCTCTAAGCATTTCGTTCATCTGACGTAACTTGTCTTGGTCTATCTCAATGGTATGTGTTGTTTGGAACTCCACTTGAGATTTATTTCCATACAATGCAGGGAATAGCCGCTCTACCATCCAAATTATTGTTTTAGAAAGGTTTGCATAAATCTGGGGAGGTAAAGTCTTACGCTTAAGCTGGGTAGATAACTGTTCAAGACGAGCTACCTGACTTTCAGCAAAAACTTCACGAGCTTCTTTTAATTCTTCAGCCCATTCCTTGTTCTCTTTGCATTTTCTGAAGAAAATATCCGGTGGGATTTTTCTATTCACACAGGCCTGATAAGGCGGAACGCCAGATTTAATGTCTTTAATAATCCACCGAAAGAACTTCTCGTTTAGCTCGTTTGTATCTAATGGGAGTGGGTCGCCAGTCTCATCGTCATACTGACGCTCCTTTCCAGAAGCAGAAACTGTTTTAGTCATCGGCTTATTGTTTTTTGTCGTATAAACAGGTTCTTGAACAACAATTCCAGTTGGGTTCTCAACAGTTGGAACCTCAGCAGGATATTCCTTCTTAACGTTAGGTGTTACTCTAATGAATGTCATAATTCTACCTTTCTCGTAAAATGTTACCACATTAAAAGAGCAATGTCAAATGCCTATTCTGGATTATTATGCTCAGCAATAAGTTTTTTTATCTCTGTAAGGGTAATTGGTTCTTCTCCCCTTGGCTGTGGTCTAAACTGTTTAAGCCTGTCAATAATAAACTCTTCACTAACCAATTCACCATGCTTGTTTTGAATTAACCATTCCCAAACCGCTAAACAAACTTTATCTCGTTTTTCAGAATCCAAATCTGCAATAACTGCTCTGTACTTAGGCATAGTATCATCAAGAAAAAATGTTCCTTCTTCAATTAGGATTGTTTTTGAAGTTTCCTTTTTTCTATCATAGAACAACTTTGGTGCAGGATACTTACCATAAAGCAATTCAGTTTTACAAATATCCTCACTTATAGCTCTAAACTCATCGTCAGAGAAATCATTTTTCATAAGCGAATAAAATGCTTTGTTTTTTTCTGGGCTTATCTCAATCTCTGCAAAAGCAAGAAGAGTATTCATACATCTATCAAAACAAACTTTCGTTAGCATTTTCAGCCTCCATTTCTTGAATTGTTTTCATATTCTTTTCCCAAACACTTTCCTTCTTTTGTTGAATAGAAGGAGTTGCGTTCCTTTCCCAATTACGAACACAAGCCCTCCAGTCCTTCATCGGATTCTTTCCAACCTTCCAACCATTAGCAGAATAATAATCAAACCACTTTACTGGGTCAACCAAATTCCCTCTCTCTTCGCAATATCCAGTAACTTCTTCAAGGGTTGGTCTTGTAGATTTAACTACAACCTTCTTTTCGACTTTTGGTTTATCTGTCCATTGGTTTTTGCCAGTCGGATTATTTGGTTTATCTTTTTTACTACCAGAACCTTCTCTTTTCCCACCATGATTTAAACTAAATTCTTTAAATACTATATTCTTTCTAAGTAATTCTAACACACATTTACTAATCTCAGATAATGATTCATATACAGATACAGATATATATGCGCTTTCATTTTGATAACCATCTTGATAACCATTTTGCTTATCAAGTTGATAACCATCTTGATAACCACAACGATTAAATGAGTCATTTATGGCAAGATACAAAACTGTAGCTCGTTCATTCTCTGGAAGTTGGTTTATAAGTTTTAATTGCTCAGCAAAAACTCTACATGCCAAATTTACTGTCATTTGCATTCTCCCGTTCATTTTCTTTTTCGTTCTTGGTTAATTTCCAACACTTGTTTTTTACAAGCGCAACTATCTCTGGTGGCATATTATATGCTTCGCAGAGTTCAAGTATTTGTTTGATTAACTGAGAGTTTGTTTCAAACATTTTCGCTTTCACTTTCAGTAGCAATTTGCTACAATTTGGTTATACCATATTCATTGTTCAGTGTCAAATGGATAATACCTCCCCATTGGACACATCACATATACCATAAAAAAAATCCATTGTCAAGCAAAAAATTAACTTGACATTTGTGTAGAATTGTGGTATAGTGCATTGAAAGGAGAGGAAATGGATATACTTGAGATAAATTCTAAAGAGTATGAAATACCAGATATTTTCTTGGATATTGATTATATTCCAGCAGAACTTGTATGTCGTGGGAGAGAGTTGCCAACATTTGTAATGATAGATGGGAAGAAATGGGAAATTAACTTAAGGTCATCATATCCATTTTACGAAAGGTATCATAGAGGAAGGAGAAAGAATGAACAAGAATCTGAAACAACAAAGCAAAGAAGGGATTTTGTCAAGCGGCTTTTACTATGTATCAAGAAGAGGAAAAACCGAAATAGAGTACAACAGTAAATATATGGGTTTTAAAAGTATTATTGGGAACAAGCCAGAACCAGATGATATTTTGATGAAAGTTCCTTCTTTTGAAGAATATAATAAAATCCTAGAGAGATTAAAAAGATTGGAAAAGCAAGAGAGAGATAGACAATTTTTTAATAGGTTGGAAGATGATAGACATTTTATACATTAAAGGGCCAGTTTCACAAAACTATGATGAAGAAATGAGATATAGTCTCAGGTCGTTAGAAAAGTATGTAGAAGATTATGGTCGAGTATTTATTACTGGCGATTGTCCATTGTTTGTTGACAAGAGCAAAGTAATACACACTTTAGAGAGAGATATTGGTGTTCCAAGCATTAACCATTGGTGGAAGGTAAGTCAAACCATCAAAAAAACAGATATTAGCCAGAAGTTTGTATTGATGTATGATGACATCTTCTTTGTCAAGCCAACTAAGTTATCTGAATACCCATTCTATCAAAAAGGGAAACTTGAAGATAAGCCATTTGATGGAATATATAGGAGAAGTTGTGGAACTGCCTATGAATGGCTAAAGCACCATGGTTATACTACAAGCGATTGTGAGCTTCATGTTCCCTGTGTATATGATAGAGACGAATTTTTGGAATTAGACAAAATATTTGACAAAATAAAAGATAAGCCAGAAGGAATGGTTGTTCGCAGTATTTATGGAAACAAGTTCAAACATAGCTTGCCTTATCGCAAAGACATAAAGATTAGGCTTTCAACAGAAGGTGTTGAGCAAATGGTTGGAGATGCCGACTGTTTTTCTGTATCAGACTGGGTTTTTATGTGTAATACATATAACTGGTTAAGAGAAAAATTTCCTGAAAGGAGCAAGTTTGAAAAATGATTAGTATTATAATGTCTTGCTACAATTCAAACCTACTAATGCTAAACCAACAAATAGGTTCAATTATAAACCAAACAGAGAAAAATTGGGAACTATTAGTTTATGATGATGGTGGATTCGATTTGCTAGAGCATTACATAAATTCTTTTGAAGGAAACAAAATAAAGTATTTTAATGAAGGGCATAAGGGATATGCAAAAGCATACGACTTCTTACTAAAGCAAGCAACAGGAGAATATGTGTGCTTCTGTGACCACGATGACATATGGGAACTAGACAAGCTAGAGGTCGAAAAGAAATACCTGGACGAACATCCAGACGTTGACTGCGTGTTTGGGTGGCTCAAATGGTTTGGAGACAAGGAGAAGCTGGAGGAGTTTCACATATCTGACGAAGAAATTTCCAAACAACTATATTTTTATCAACCTATTAAACAGCCAACAGCTATGTTTAGGAGAAAGAGATTTGGTGAGTTTGACGCACCATTTGACCAAGCTGCTGATTTTTGGTTTTGGGCAAAGCATAAGGACAGACACTTCCATCTTATTGAGAAAGTTATGGTTAATTACCGGAGACACTCTGGTGAGTTGACAAAAGATAAAACAGCATTTAGAGTAAACAGTGCTAAAGTAATACAAGAAAGCCTAAAAGACAGGTTTGGATTTGAAATGCCTTTAGAATGTTGTAAAATACTTGATAAGTACTCAAAAGATTACAATGAAGATACAAAAAAGATAGTGGAGATGTTTTTATGATTCTGGTGTTTTGTATTGACGATAATTATGTTAAATATGCAAAGGTTTCTATTGCTTCGTATCGCAAGTATAATCCACAGGCAAAAATAATCATTGTTTCTGAAGAAGGAGGAATTGACGTTGATTGTGATGGTTATGAAGTAATCAAACTGCCTAAAACATTTAGAAATCGGGGTGATGGAGACAGGATTACTAATACTGCATACCTAAAACTATTTTTACCACAACTCCCTTATGATAAGATTATCTATGTAGATGCAGACACAACATGTCAACACTCGCTTGATGAACTATGGAATATGCCTTGTGAATACATAAATCTATGCGAATCTCACGCCTATGGTATTAAACAAGCTATCGCACTAGGTAAAAAGAAGTATGGATTAACCGGAATGATGGTTATGAACCTTAAAAATCTAAGACATATTAACTTCACTGGCAAATGTTTGGAGGTTGAAGCAACATATCCAACACCAAGCACAGGTTGGCAACATGACGAGACCTGCATTAACGTAGCAATGGGTGATAAATTGAATTTTATAGACAAAAAGTTCAATTATTGTCACAACAGGAGCTATTTCCAACCAATTTTAGAAAAAGATGCTGTAATTTTGCATTATGTTGGAAAAGATAAGGAAGATATGCTCTGTCAAACGAAATATAAAACGCTAAGAATGGTCGGAAAGAAGATAAAAGGAGCTAATGTAGCCATTGTTGGCAATGCAAAGAGCATATTTGACAAGGATTGGGGAAAAGAAATCGATTCGCATGACTTCATTATACGTTTTAACAGGGGATTTTTTGCTAAACCTTCCTCTCAAGGTGTAAAAACATCAATGTTAATGCTCGCAACCAACCTTACTTACCAAGAAATTAGGTCATTCAATGCTCAATTTGTTATAAACAGGTCAAAACATTACTATAATCCAGCGCACGCAACCGTTGGGAACGAAGAGCGCATGGAATTAAAGCATAAATTGGGTTCTCAACCTTCTACTGGCTTTATGGCTATTGATATTTGCTTATACTTTGGAGCTAACCACATAGACTTATATGGATTTGACGCAGAAAAAACACCTACCTTCTACAATCCTATAGGTTATCAGACCCAACATAACTACTCAAAAGAAGAAGAAATTATACTTGATTATGAACAACAGGGATTATTAACAATAAAAAGATAATTTTTTTTCTTGACATTTATTAAAAATTGTGATATAGTGTAAAATGTAGAGAAAGGAGATAAATATGTATGTAGATGACGATACAAAAACAGCTTTATGTTGTGGAACAATTTTAAGTGTTATAGCGGTTATAGTTATACCATTAGGTATGTATGGATGCCCCAAATATAATGTTTATTCTCAGAGATTAACTGGAGAGGCAGAGTTAGCAAGAGCTGAATCAAATCGCAAGATAGCAGTTGCTGAAGCAGAGGCTAAAAAAGAATCGGCTCGCCAATTAGCTGAAGCTGAAGTTATTAGGGCGGAAGGTGTTGCTAAAGCAAACACAATCATTGGTGATTCTTTAAAAAACAATGAAGCATACTTACGTTATTTATACATAACTGGTGTAACAGATAACAACAATGGGGCTCAAACAATTTATATTCCAACAGAGGCAGGATTGCCAATTTTGGAAGCAAAAAGATTAAAATAAGGGAGACAACATGGAAAAGCAAATTAAAGACACACAATTAAGACAATATGAGTTACTGGAATACTTTGCTGACATAGCGAGGGGTTCCGATTCATCTGTAGCAGGTGATATACTTTTACACGGCATAGCTGAGAGATGTCCGGCACAATACATGGAAGACATGGACACATACATTTGTGGAAAGTTGGTTGGAATATTTGAAATATGCTTAGATGCTCTTCAAAGCGTTCCAAATGACAGAGCAACACCAAGTGCGGTGAAAGCAGCCTTATCTTTAATAGGGCAGAACTTAGCCGACATCAACGACCCTAAACTTAAAGAGTTAAAGGAGACATTAAATGGGTAATTCTATAGTGTGGCACTTTGAAGGAACATCTATTACTTCTGTATATGGTTCTGAAGAAGAGAGAGACAAGGCGTTTGAAGGACTTGCCAAAGCCTTAGAGAAAGGGGTAAAATATTACCACGTTGGAGATACGATAACAAACGCCAGCAAGGTATTATGTATAACGAAAGGAGCTGAGGAATGGAAATCGGTAAAAGAACATTAGAAACCCACTTACAAGAACTTAGGTGGATACAACAAGAGCTTATGTGTGTGCTACCGGCTACGGTTCACAATAAGGCAGTATCTTCATCAATAGATGAATGTATTGAAAGACTAAACTTTGCATTACACAATTTAGACAGAAATGCAAAAAACTTGACAAAACGAAAGGAAAAGAAACAATGTTTAACAAAAAACTAAAACAACAGATAGAAGTGCTGAAGTCTGACAACTTAGATTTAGGAAAGCACGCCATTGAATTAGGAAGGACGCTTACTGAAACAAACCTTGAACTTGATGCTTACAAGGCTGTAACAAAGGCACAAGGAGCGCTTATAACGGTCTTTGCTGACTACATTTGCAACAATATGCCAAAGCCAAAACGTAAATATGTGCGGAAGGTCAATATAGAAAAGCCAAAGGCTAAAAGACCAGGCAGACCAAAGTTAAAACACAGAGGACGTCCAAAGGGGAAAAAGAATGTTAAATAAGACAGATAAATTAGCGTTTTTAATAGCATCATGGTGGATTGAGCTTGAGAAGGGCTTCTTAATGGGGCTTGGTGCTTGCTTAGCAGTGAAACTTATGCTATTATAAAGAAATCTGTGGGGGTCGCGCGCAGTTACTATGTCATGAGTAGTAATTAACCTGAATTAAAGGCAGGTTCCCCCATAGACAAAATTGGTTAGTAGCTCAGTTGGTAGAGCAGCGGTCTGTTAAACCGCAGGTCACAGGTCCGAGCCCTGTCTAACCAGCCAAATGGGTGGCGTGTCCTGAGTAGTCAATAGGAATAGCGATTGGGCTATGTGGGCTAACGGTAATACCGTCCACGACGTTGGTGCAAATCCAACCCCACCCACTATGGAGGGATGTCAGAGCGGCTTATTGTGATAGTCTTGAAAACTATTGTCCAGAAATGGACCGAAGGTTCAAATCCTTCTCCCTCCGCCAGAACAGGTGGCTGAGTGGTTGAAAGCAGCGGGTTGCTAACTCGTCAAAGTTGAAATACACTTTCATAGGTTCAAATCCTATCCTGTTCGCCAAAAGGTTGCATATCTCGTTAAAGAGGCGAAACAGACTGTAAATCTGTTGTCTTCGGACTCGCTTGGAGCGTTACCAAGGGCAACCACCATAATTTAGATTACCTCCCCTAGACACCCTTTTCCATAGGTTGACGGGGTGCATTTGACAAATTACTTCTAATGATGTAGGATAAGGACATCGTTAGAGGTTCCAAATAATAAGGTAGGTCTGACGAGATGACTATGGGGCTAAAAGCCCAAGAGAGCATAGGAAGAAAGGTTAGCTGCTAACCGCCTACCACAGAACCAGCGAATCATTAGACGTCAGGAGTGGGTTAAATCCCCA